TACTCCGGTATAATATGTTCATTATTACTTACCAACATATCGCTTGTTTGTCCTGTGTTTTTATCAACTATCTTTCCTGGTATAATATCTTGACGGCCGGTGCCAGGGCCCATGATTTCTCCGCCATAATTAAATTTAGCAATACCACCTTCAGCAGCTTTCATTTGTCCTGCTTTTTCCATTACCATTTTTACTGCTTGTTGATATTGTTCTTGTGAAAGTTCTCCCGCTTCTTTCATCATAGTTAATTGTTCAATATACATTTCTAATTCTTCTAGAGATAATATTCCTGATTCTTGCATTACACCTTGTGCACTTGGTAAGTTAGGATTAGGAACAATCAGTTGTTCCATTGGAGGATTATCTCTTCCTCCATCAGCAAATGCCATAACTCCACCATTTTTATTTCCCCATCCTGCTCCAATGCTATCTAAATATCCATAGATAGAAGAACTCGGTATTGGAGAATAGTTATTATATAAGTTAGCATACTTTTGATTAATATTTTTTAAAGGATCTTTATCCGGATCGTATTTATATTCTTTTGGAATTGCATCGTCTGGAATTGGTGGTTCGTCAAACAAACCTGCCGCATAAGCTCCACCCATTCCTAGGCTAACCATAGGAAGATAATCCATCATTCCTTTTTTAATAACATTTCCTGCAGCATCTTTTTTAACAGTGGTGTCAAAAATGTTTCCGCCTTCACCAATTAAATTTATGTTCGAAAAAGCTCCTGATTGATATTGTGGTAGTATACTTCCTTTTTGAAATGAAAAAAGTGGATTGTTTTGTCCAAACATTTTGCCACCCATGTAGCCACCTAGGCCTCCCATCATGGCTCCTTTAGCTCCTCCGCCACCCATACCACCAAGTAAAGCACCTATACCTGCTGCAGCCATTGGATTTAATCCAAAAGCGCCAGCTACAAGCCCTGCATATGGGGCAGCTTTCTTGGCAAATGATTTGACCTTTTTTACTAGATTCTTAAACATATCTCCTATTGCAATTATGAATTGTCTTATTTTGAGCAAGGAGGCTAGACTTGTGCATTATGCCTATTTTATCATACAATTATAGTCAAAATATTGGTATAACACAAGAGCTATAATGTCTAGTACAGAAAAGTTTGATATTGAGAAATGCCCTATGGTTCGTATAACCTGGCTTGATGCCAGAGATATGGAGACAGGATGGTTGTCAATTAAAGAAATGCAAGATGCTCCGTTAGCTGTGTGTCAAGAAGTTGGCTGGATGATAGTAGAAAACCTAGAAAAAGTTGTCATTATGCGTTCATGGTGTATGGATAAAGATGATAATCATGGAGGAGGGGCTATAGCAATACCTCGTGGTTGGGTAACAAAAATAGAATACTTGGAGGTTAGTTATGCAGAAAGAAACTACCATTAACACTTTATTTGGGAAAAATATTTATAAAGCAACAATAGCTAATTACGAAAATATAAATGAAAATATAAGTCCTCATATTAAATCTTTTGTAAAAGAAAAACCAGGAGCAATGGCTGCTACAACTGATGTAGTTGGTAATACTAAAATACAATACACTAATAAAGATAATGAAACTGTTTTAGAAAGTGCAGTAGATAATTTACATAAAAAGAAATTATATCAATCTCTATTTTCAGCTTTAGATAGAAACATTAATTTTTATCTACATACTTTAGGATACAATTTAAATAAATTAGACATTCACATAACTAAATCATGGGCTACTTACACCGTTAAAGATCAACATATTGCTAGTCACAAGCACACAGCTAGTCATTTTAGTTTTGTTTATTATGTAAGAAATAATGAAATGGGAAATATAAAATTTGAACAAGAACTGGCTACACAAACAGGGTTATATATTCCTCCTACAGATCAATATATTGTTGATTGGAATCAATTTAATTTTTCAAGTTATATGGTTCCTGTTTCTACAGGAGACTTTGTAATTTTTCCAAGTGAGTTATTACATTACACTGAAACTAATACTAAAGAAGAACCTCGAATAAGTATTAGTGGCGATATATTACTTACAATGAAACCAAATATAAAAACAGAACACTGTATACCACATCCAAGTGGCTGGGATACTATTTCAAATTAATTGTCAAGTAATCTTTTAAAATTGTTTTCTTGATATATCTGATAGACATGTTTAAATTAGTTCTCACCCAAAATTACAATCAAGGAGAAAAAAATGGAAAATCAGGAAATTTTAAAAGCTATTGCTACCCTTGCTGATAAGGTGAGCAGATTTCATGAACGTGTGTTAGCAACGGAAAGAGATAACAAAAGATTAGAAAAAACTTTATCAACTCATTTAAAAGGATGTTCGTGTCATGATAAACCCAAAGAAATAGCTAAAGGCCCTGGTTACCCAAGTGCAGGAAGACCATTAACAGAAGATGAAAGAATTTTTGTTCAAGAAAACATGGCAAAACATAAGGCAACAGCTAATGGATCCTAATTGCCCTACATGTGGCTGTGAAAAAGAAAAGTGTATCTGCGATGATTTCTGTGAAAACTGCGGAGCTTAATCGTTTTCAGTTTCACCAAATACATCTGGTAACTTTGTTACCTTTACTTGTATATTAGTTTCAATATCATCGGCTGTCGTATCTGTTTCTGGATTATCAACATCTGCTTTCGCTGCTTCTTCAGAATCATAATCAACACCAGTTTTTTTATTCTTAACTTCTCTATGAACTTCAGGTTGTAATATAGCCACTTCTTGACCATTAACAACTTCAGTTCCAATTTCTTTTGATTCTTGTACTTTTTTAAACGTCATTGTGTAATCTCCATATAATTAAGTAAAATTTTAACACCCGCACCTGTGAGTTTTATTTGATCAGCTTGTTCTAAAACAACTGTAACAATTTTTTCAACTTCAGTAGCATCTGCTAAATTATCTTTATATAACTCTACCTCTAAACTACTATTACTTGAGTCTAACATTGTAACTGTAGTTGCTACTGCACCACCTGATTGATTAGACAAGTAAAAACTTTTTACTATAGTAGTTGTAGGCAACACAGGAGGTTGCGAATTTTGATCAGCCGTGGGAACTGTATACACAGTTCCTGTGCCTGATAAAGTAGAACTTTTAAATGAATCAGCCAAGGAACCACGTCCTTGCTGTAGATTCATCTTTTAAATCTTGTTGATAACCAAAATTTAATTGTTGTACAATTTGCTCGAGCAATCTTGTTAATATATCAATTATAGTTGGCTGATATTCAGGAGTTGCTTGAGGAAATCTTGTTGTTGTTATTTTAGCCATTATCTACCTCCATCTGGTTGTACATCTAAACGTAAAGTTCCGTATCGCCATTTATCACCAACAGCATCGCTGTCAATACGTATATTTGCTTGTCTTCCCCTACCTCTTATATCAAATTTTTCTGTTGTTGGAGTAATTGTTCTTGTTACTGTAGTAGGAGTAGTAGAACTAGGATATGTTTTAAATCTAAGCGTTATATCTACAGAACCTGTAAGATCTTTAAAGTTAGGTATACCTCTTCCTATATGTAAAAATGGTTGTCCATCTGCAATATCAAAATCACCTGATTCTATAAAAGCATCAATGGCTGTTGTTACATTATCATCTCCTGTTTCGTGTTGAAATAACGTAGTAGCTCCTGCCGTTAATCCATTTATAGTATCATTAGTAGCAATTGCTGTAGTAGAATATTCTGTTGCATAAGGTTTTTGATACACTCCATAATCTATCCATGTTGTTCTTGCTAAACTACCAGTTGACCAACAATCTTCTAAATAATTATAAGTCACATATCTATCTATTTGTGTAGAACTATTAGATGTATAAAACCAAGTCACTTCATTAAATTCCGAATTAACCGCTGCAAAAGTTTCTGGTTGATTTGTAATACTAAAATCTTCAAATACATAATCTTGCACACTACAAGGCATTTTAGAAATAGCACCATCAAATTTATAAAAAGAATTTTGTGACATCCAAAAAGCTGTTCCGTTTACATCTACTGCTGAGTGTAAAGATACTGCTCCACAGTTTGCACCAATTTGTGTTAAGTTAAAAGTAAAAGGTGCACCAACAAATTGTAAGGCATTTAATGATGTATCTGTCCACACTAAAACAGCATTACGAGATCTAACTGCTGTTACAATCTTTGATCCATCTTGTATTCTAAAAGAACCTGCTGTGTTTGTAGCAGTTGGTACCCAAGTATTATAATCTTCTTGCGAAGCAAAACGTAAAAATAAATCATCTTGTGTAGTGCTTGAACCAATTGTAGTTTCTGTTCCAAATAAAAATACATGTCTGTCAGGCATTGATACAAGATTAAAAGTAGAGACTGTTGGAGCATTAGAAATAACCGCTGCTCTTGTTCCTGTTCCGGTCGATGTATCCCACCTAAAAGTGTTTCCATTATTTACTGTTGCTAATAAATCCTCACCAAAATTATCAAAAGACCAGTTACGTCCATCAATAGTAACATTAGATGTAGAACGAGCCGTGCCCCATGCTTCTTTACCCCACTGATACGTACCCCATCCATAACCATACTGTGATACAGCTGTTCCAACAGAAAGTTGATAAGTAG